CAAATGGAAAAATCATAAGACCTCTCTGCTGTCTTGCGAGCGTTGTTCAACGCGAGCAAAAGCAAATCAATCTCCGAAGCACCGGAACCTTTTACAAAGTCCGCAGTCGGTTTATGCAGATAACCTGCAATCACTTCTTTAATTTGTCCAATAGTCGGCATAACGAGGGCATTTCAATTTAATAATTACTTAGCGTGACCGCGCACACCAAGACCACCGAAGGCTCCGTGCTTAACCGTCGAGCGGTCATAATTCGGAGTTCCAGTTGTGCGCTTTGCACTTTCACGAGCACCGGGCTCGAGCATAGAGGTAGCGCTGACATCTTTGGCAGCACCAGGCTTGCCGTCGTAAGACATAGAAGGAATTTTCATTTCGTTGAATTTCTATTGAGTTAAAGTGCCCGTGATTAAAGGCTCACGGGCCGAAGCCTTAATTGGTTAATAACCCCAAACAAGAACTCGGAAAGTTCCAGTCACGTCAGCCGGATCGTCTCGATTAGCATCAGTGGATTGTGCAGGATTATAGAAAAACAGCTTAGAACCATCGTAGCTTGGAGCCGTTGGAAGCGCCAGAGCATCGTCAGATTTCTGAGCCATTGCTGAGCCGAGGATAACCCCGAAGCCCAGTGTCGACGCATCAATCGTGTTAGTCGCGCCACCCTGAGATGAAAGCACAAGCGTCAATTGCTTGTGCTTAATCATCAACGGAGTAGCAACAGTTTGCCAACCACGAGTGACCGTCACTTTATCAGCAGTAAGAGCAGCCATAAGAGTTAAGCGGTAACACCAGTCACACCTTCGAGGTAGAGGTGATTTTCAGGAGCTTTGACAACCAGACCACCTTCACCGAGGAATTCGTCCTTGCGGCCGTCTTCATCATTATTCTGGCGGTTCTTCAACAGCGTGACCTCAGAATCCTGAAGGTCATTCCATCCAAGGCAGCCGACGTCGAGAATGAACCCGCTCGAGCGAAGAGCAGAACGCTGGAACAACGGATGCGACTTCAAGTAAAGAGTTCCCCAAGGGCTCTCCCACATATTGATCGTCATGCCGTAGGATTCTTCCTTCGTCTTGAGCGTCGTCGTTTTGATCGACTTCATCTCGAAGTAAGTCTGGAAGACACTGTAAAGCGTCGAACCGCAAAGCAGGAGCTTCTCAAAGCTAGAGTCAGCGGTGTCTTCAAAGGCACGACGAATCAAACCTTCAAGCTGCGCCATCGTCACAGTGCCATTCACTTGGCACACGCGCTTAGCTTCCTCGGTAGCCCAGGATGACGAAGTAATCGCCGAGCCGCCTGGACGATAAGTGAAGGTACCACCGTTGGCTTTCTCGTATTCCTTGAGGAACCAGAGAACGCCGCCCATGAAGCGCTGCGGGACGGACTTGCCGTTTTGGTTAGTCACTGTGCGAACAGCACGCTCACCAAAGAGAGTGGCCATTTCCATGGACTCCGTGAGGCGGAGCGAGGCTTGCTTGACAGCACTGGTGTAGACACCGGTTTTGTCGAAGCGCTGGCCGGCTTTGAGGGCGTTACGTGAGAACGGACCAACGGTTTCACGGAAGATCTGAGTGTAGTTTTCGACTTCAATTGGGAAGTCGAAGCCACCTTCACGGGAACGGTCACCTTCAGCGGCGGCCTTACCGATTACCATAAGAGTAATGGCGTTAGCGTCAGTGTCGTTAGAGACAGAGGCAACGGTTTCGTTCGAGGTGATGAGCAGGTAATTGCTCGTCGTGTCGATCGCGGTGACGGAACCTTTGAGGTCCAGATAAGCCGAAGCAGCAGCGTTAGGAACGCGTTTGATCCAGACGACGTCGTCAACGCGGAACTTGCTAGCGGCCGTAACGAACACGCCATAAGTCGTGCCAGCGGTAAACGAGAAACCAGCAGCGGCTTCAGAGACGGTGACGGCACTGTTTGTGAACGGGCCAGCACCACCGGCGCCGAGAGAACCAGAGGTCGCCGTGGTCGATTCAGCGTGCTGATGACGCTGCTCGAACCAGGAGAACTTAGGTTTATCAGTTTCCTCGCTCTCCATGAGAGACAGCAAGTAAGTCAGGACAGCTTTGCCCTGAGGGTATTTCCAAAAGATGGAACGGATAGCCTTTTCGGAATACGTAGATTCCAACGAGGCGGAAGACATTAAGCCAAGCATTGTATTTGTGTGTGTTTATTGTTAACCGAGATAGTCCAAGAATGAAGCTGCACCAGTTTTGCCACCGACAGGAGCGCTACCTCCACCACCTCCGCGGCGCTGACCAAAACTGCTCGCCTGTCGTTGCGGATTTTGAGCCGACCTCAAGCGGAAGTTCGAATCAATTGTGCGGATCATCTGCTCTGCAACGAGAGCAACTTGTTTCTGTGCCGCACTCTTTGAATTATTCGGAGGAACATAGCCAGACGAGGCCAGTTGCTCCAGGGCTTGTCGAACAACCTTGCTTTTCCCTTGCAACGCGGGATAGCGAGTTTCGATATGTTTGACAAAGGTCTTAGTCTGCTGCTCACGAACAAAGTTCTGCTGTGCTGCAATCTGCTGCTGGAGCGGATTGAGAGCGTTCTCAAAAAGCAGCTGAGCGGACGTCGTTGCAAACTTGGCAGAACCATCGACTAGTTCTTGAAATTTAGCAACAAGGGCTTCCGGGTCAGCATCAGGATCACGGAGAAGCTTAACAAACTCCGAGTTTACTTTATACCGATTCAGCTTTGCGTCAATCTCGTCTTGCGAGAGTTGAGGAGTTTGCTGGCGTGGCACGTTAGCCATTGCGGCTCGCGTTGCCAGATCAACAATCTGATGCTGAGTCAGTCCGCCCGCTGGGAGCGTATTGTCATTTTCGTCTTCGTTCTCGTTGAGAGAATCGTCTTCGTTTTCGAGCCCTTCTTGGAGCTCTTCTTCAGGAAGATCTTCTTGAAAGTCTTCCTCATCGTCAAGGTTATTAGGCATGTTGTTCGTTTAGTTTTTGGTTGAGATCAGCCTCCGTTTCAGAGAGCAGATCGAGAAATCTTTTAGTCTCGGCAAGGCCGCCGATTAGTCGCTCTCGCACGACAAATTGTCCAAGATCAGAAGGACAGCTCTTCAACACCGTTGCCATACCAGCATCATAGGCTGTTTGGCTCTCGGTGAGAAAGGCTTGGAAAAGATCATTGTTGCGGAGCTGCTCCAGGCATAGGAGCAGATGGTTGAGTTCCTGGCGGGAGAGCTGAGGGGAGTCCATTAGGAGCTATTGGTTGAGGTGGAAGTTCAAAGCGATCAAGATGTTTCAGCCCACGAAGAGCCTGAACTTCCTTAATCATCGCGACAAGGTCAAGGCGGGAAGAAGCCAGCACCTCAGGATTGGAAGCAAGAATGCCGATGAGCTCCTGGAGTGATTGAGCCATGTAGTTCTTCTCACTGGAAAGCGTGCCATCAAACGAGAAATAATCCTCGTTACCGAGAAGCTCGACAGAGTTCTCCGGGTGAAAGTAACCCCAGAACTCATCTGCATCCATCCCGACAATCTTCTCAAACGTCTCAAAGGACAAATCTTGCCTAGTGTTGAGCAACATCTTCCTTCCTTGTGAGGCAAGACCGTCGACCCATACAGTCGCAGCGATCAGCTTCATTCGCGAAGCCGCTCCAGCATTAGCTGCACGGTTCTCAGTAGCAGATCGCCGACCGGAGGCAACTTGTCCCATGGAGTTTTCATTAACCCCAGAAACAATCTGCATCATCCGCATCAACGATTCAACGTCCTGCATGTGAGTAACCGTTGGGTCGACGGTCTTTAATTGCTGGATAAACGCACCAACTCCTTGGTTGTAAGGAGCATTCTTTTTCAATCGAATATACTTTTGTCCAGCAACAAGATCGGAAGTCTCAATGAAAGAGGGGTCAATAACAAACCGT